TCTAATGTAAAGCAATTCAAAATAGATGGTCCACGTGACGATAGAAAATGTGGTTTTTGTTGGGGAATGCTTGATAGGGTCTTCAGTGTTGACAAAGCATTAAGTCGAATTGATAATATAGTTTCTAACGCAGAAAAGGATTTTGAGCGGGATTTGCCTTTCCTAAAAGACTTACTTAGGGGGAAGGATATGTCAGAAGTAACTAATGAAGAGCTAGAGGCGGGTGTGGGAGTGTTACCACCTTACCATCCACGCTGTAGAGATTATGTAGTTCCAGTGAGGTAGAAATGTGGGAGTATTCTTCTAAACCGACAAGGATAGAGAACGGAAAGAAAATTTTCCGTTTGGATTGTGTGATTGATTCTGTTCGTAGGGGGGGAGTTGCTGAGCCTTCGGAAAAGAAGCAAATATCTGAGACGGATAATGCGACGCAAGATGAACAGCCCGTTGTGGAAAACAATGGGGTCGTAAAGGATAGGTGGCGTCTTATAAGCGCTGTGAAGGCTTGGCCTACTACTGGGTTGCCTTATCCTCAGCTAGTGGACTATGGACATGCAGGTGGGGCTGTGTTGCAACGTGCTGTGGACATAATCAATTTATCTCATCCCGATCTTACGTGGAACCATAGTTCTGATGCAAAAGACGTTTGTGGACATGTTGAGGCAGCTTATTGGGAGGATTCTCGTGACATACCTCCGGGGGTTAATGCTGATCTTGTTGTGGATTCAAATTATGACAAAAAAGCTGCCGTGGGGCTTCTAAAGGAACACTTGAGAAATGGTTCCATAGGCTTTACTATGGATGTTTCCCCTAGTCACGAGGATATGGAGTGGGAAGAATTTGTTGAGCGACAGGGTGAGATGGTGGATGGTAGGCAAGTTAGGTGGCTTCCGTCTGAGATTTATGAAGTGCGACATATGGCCTTAGTGCCAGCAGGTAGTGGGGCCGATAAATTTGCTGGTAAGCGTTATGGCACAAACAATCAAGCAGTGACAAAAAAAGAGGGGGAGGAGAGACGAAGGATGGGCAATACCGAATTCTTTCAACAAATCCTAGGACAGTTGGGCGTGGATATCCTGTTGTCCGAGGATTCGGAGGTGTCAGAGAGCACACGTGCACGTGTTTTAGAGCGCATTGAGAAACTTTCTGGGGTAAAAGAGCGTTATAACCAATTGGCAGACGGACTCCAGAATTTTGGGGCTAAACTCAGTGAAGATCCACTTACTGCGCTTGATGTATTAGCACGTCTTGACGGGTTGCTAGATTTAGCTCAAAAGGGTGAAAAACTGGTAGATTTTAAGAGAGAAGAGGCCCTGCAATGGTTTGATAAGGCTAAATTTTCACCTGACAAGACTGACCTTAGCGAGACCGAGAAGAGAATCCGCGATAGGCTTTCTCAGTCGAGTGACCTTGAGTGGCTTGAGGACATGATCGCTGAGTACAAGGAGCAGGCAAAAGATAAGTTTGAGCTGAATCGTTTTTCGTTGGCTGATGAGTTGCCTACCATAGAGTTAGCGAGAGACGAAGGCAATATTGATATAAAAGAAAATGCTAGAAAGTTATTTGGTTAAGCAGGGAGGGGAAAATGTATCAGAAAAAGTCAGATATTTTGGCAATAAAAGTAACGTGTCCTGACAGTGTAATCGTTGGTCAGGTAGTGGTGATCTCAGGTGACAATACTGTGGCTGCAATCTCGGCTGCTGGGAGTTTGACTGTAGTGGGGACTGTAGTGCAGCACCTGGAGGATGCGACCACGTGTGTTGTGGAGACTAAGTTTCGTGAAAGGCGAGACGATAGGGTTTCCGGCGCAGCCATCGCTGTAGGGCCTTTTGTATGGAATGCTGCTGGAAAGGCCATAGCCTATGATTCGGAGAGCCATGATTCGGCAGCTATTGCTGGACTCTGTATTAAGGCTGCCTCTGCAGCAGATCAAACAATTGAGACTTTGGAATATTAATAGGAGGGAGATGAGATGGCTGGAAGTCTGGGACTAAAAAACACGTTGAAGGAGCGTATTGTTGCCCCCTTATCACAATACCGTGAGGGGGATAAGGGTGGCAAGGAGATATCGTTTATAAAGTTTGTGCAAACTAGGGCGTTAAACGAAGAGGGCAAGGCAGTCGGCCTGAAGAATGTGGCTAACGAGCCGATTACTTGGGACGACATCTGGTGTGATTTGGGATTGGACCCTAGCGGGGTCTCGATTGATAACTTGCTCACCACCAGTGGGGATGTAAAATATCTTGCACCTGAAATAGTGCGAGACTTTATCCTTAAGGGTATGGAGTCGGATTCTTCATATCTTGATCTAGTAGCAGGTGTAGAGTCTGTTGATCAGATGGTTGTGACCTCGCCTTGGATTAAGATGGAAAATGAAGGTCCAGAACCAGTGGGAGAAACGGAGACTATCCCACTAGCGGCCATGTCCTGGGGACATAAGACGATAGAGCTAGCAAAGAGAGCAAAAGCGATTCAGTTCTCCGATGAGCTGTTGCTGAGGGTAAAACTTCCGTTGCTCTCTTATTACCTGCGTAAGTTCGGCGTGATGTTGTCTGCACAGCTCTATAATGAGGCTTCAGCAACCCTGGTGTCAGGTGACCAGGCGGATAGTAGTGATACCTGTGCTGTAGTTGGGGTAGAGTCAACGTCTTCGGGTGTAACCTTTAAGGATTTCCTCAGAGCATGGATTAGAGCTCGTAGGATTTCCATGAATTGGAATAATTTAATTACCACTGAGGCTGGTGCGTGGAATGTTTTACAGCTTAATGAGTTTAGCGCGCAGAGAGGTCTGGGGGGAACCGAAGTAACACTAGATAGTCGAAACAGAATAATACCAGCTTCGATGCCTCACCTTATTAGTACGGCCATTACCGATGACCAGATAATGTTGTTTGATAAGAGCCAGGCGCTATTGTTCTTGGTGTTTAGGCCACTGCTAGTGGAATCTGAGAGAATAATAATGCGGCAGATCTCAGGGACAGCGTGTTCGATTATTTGTGGTTGGACCACAATTGATCGAAACGCGAGGATAATCCTTGATGGTACAAAGGCTTATTCTTCCTATGGGTTCCCAACCTATATGGCTCCATTAGTATAATTTAGAGGGAGGGGCTTTGCATGTTAGTAAAGCTACGTGATCCTAGTGGGATGTTTTTCGATCCTCAAACAGGATTCTCTATAGTGACAGACGAAGTTAAGCCTCTCCCATCCCCGATGGGAGAGCTGACTCGTCGTTGGTTAAACGCAGGTGGACTGGTTAAGGTACAGCGGCGAAAAGATCCAGAAAAACAGGTGTTGGAAACACCTCCTGTTGATTCTTTGGACCAGAAGGCGAAGCAATATTTAGAAAACTATGATAGAATTGAGTTGATGCATCTGGCAAAAGAAAAAGGATTAGAGGTGCGACGTTCTGATACTGCCTTGGATTTAGCCAAAAGGTTAGTAGTATTCGAGTTGGGCAATGGTTGATATTGTTTCTTTAGTAGAGATAGATTTAGAGCCTGTTTTTACGTTAGACCAGACCTTGCGTGTTTCCATCCCAGAGCGTGTGGCAGCAGAAATGGCGCTTCAAGGCTGGACAGATGCGGATATGACTGATCGCAGGGCAGTATATATTGCTATTCTCACTACTAAGGCTTTTATACCAAGACTACTATTAAAATTTGCTCAAGAACTGAGGAAAACTAGAGGTGGGAAGGCTGAAGCAGAATTTCAGAATGCTATAGATTATTTGGAGGCATTACAGAAAGAACTCCAAGATAGATTGCAGCACGCGGCGGCAGAGGCCGCACCCGAGGATTTAACGGTGCTTGAGCAGACCTGGCCTTCTTGTGGAATTGTGAGGTGGTAATTGAGGCCCGACCAGGTGGCAAGAATAGATTCTGCACTGCTTAAGGGGTATGATTTTTTAGCCGGGGACGTCGTAACCATAGTAGATGGTGAAAACCGTTATGATGTAACATGCATAAATTATGACCTAGAGGCCATAGAAGGGCTTGAAGTAGCAAGCATGGGGTTAGCTAACGATGGCGCTCGGGAAGTGGTTTTTACAAAACGTGACATAACTGCTGGCCCTGGGAGTCTGCTCCCCACCATGTGGTTCGAAATAAATGGTGAGCGATGGGATTTTAGAGAATCCGCGAAGATACAAGACGCCGTGGTTCCTCTTGGAGGGTTACAAAATCTTATAGTGGTCCAATTGACGAAGGCGGCTGAGCTGAACAAGACCAATGCTCAGGCATCTTGGGAGTGGAGTAGCTAAATGCGCGCGGTTGTTTCAAAAAGCACACAGGCTTTAGATCGTGCTCTTACTTCAGCTATAAATGCCATACCAAAAAGATTGGCAACTCAAGCCACTGTTGCTGGGAAATATCTAGAAGACCAGACAAAAGAAACCATAAATATGCAAGAATTTAAGCCCATCGTAGAGTGGTGGAGGGCGCAGAAGGCGAAAGAAGGTTTTGATACAAGAATTCTATTTAGGGCTCATATTTTATTCCATATGATAAGAAGTCAAATATACGAAAAAGGTGCCAACTCGATCAGAGGGGGCGTAACTGTACTGAATAGGACTTACCCTATTGATAGTGTTTTATTGAAGGTGCCGAGACGACGTAGGGTGATGCGTAGTCGCCGGACAGTCATGAGCCGTACTTCCTCGAAGTTCACCAATGGGGAGGGAAAAACTACGTTGCGTATAGCACAATACCATGAGGAAGGTATTGGGAGGAATCCCAGGCGACCATTCTTTGAGCAGACATATAAACGTGAGGCAAAGAACATAGTAAAAATGTTTGAGGATGCGTTTCTGATAGCAATAAGAAGGTTATTATGATTGACGCAGTAGAACAGCATATTGTCTCACGATTAAGGCACATAAAATTTGGGGGTACATCGGTAATAGTATATCCTTATGAGCCTGGTAGAGAGCAGGGTGAGACACGCTACCCTTGTTTTGGGGTGGTTTTACGGGATGTCCTTCAATCGTTTAGAAATTCCAGACCTTGTTGTGATCTTATTAAGGGCAAGGGTGAAGATATAACAATAGAGGTGCGAGTGCCTTTAGGAGGTGGAACTGCTACTGGTCCCCCCGAACATGAGGTTGAGCCATACCCTACTGTGGTAGATTTGATATTCCAGGTGGGGGTGTATGCGACTAGGGCGGGTGATTTGAGAGCCCTCGTTGAAGCGTTATATCAAGCGTTTCCGCCTGGTTATACTGCTGTTATTGGAGAAAACAAGCCGACTTTTATCTTGCATGACGTGGCAGACAATGACGACTTTGAAAAGCCTCTATTTTCTAAGCTGTTTAGTCTTCGCGTCTTGGATTTACAGTTAGAGCGGTGGGAGAAATTCACTACATCGTCTGTTAAGGACGTGTTGTTCACAATAGACAATGAAAACTAGGAGGGGGAGGCATGTTAGTGCGGATAGTAAACCAAGAGACATCAGCCAAGGATATCGCGTTGGCTGATGGCACAGAGATTAGACTAGCTCCATATAGCAAAAGGGGATCAGGACACTTCTCTGCTGCCATAGATGCGAGCATTATCCCAGAAGGCGTTAGAAGGATGGCAACGAGGGGATGGGTTGCCATAGAGGAGGTGAATAATGACTAGAGGGGCAGCACGTGTTATACCTTCGTTAGTTGATCTCTCGTTATACGTCGATAACCTGATGGCTGGGTATGTTGCGGCCATTGTACAGACTGAGCGTGGACCCTTATGGGAGCCGACGCCTGTAACGTCTTGGGATGAGTTTGAGAGAATTTTCGGTAGGCTATATAGTGGGAGTGCCGATCCGCTCGTTTTGAAGGTTGGATTACAGCAGGGGGCACAGTTTATAGTTATACGTATTGCAAATTGCACCGATCCAAGTGACGTGACATCCTGTACTGCCTCAAAAGCCTCGTTGGTACTTCAGGATCGAGGCGATATCCCAATCCCTGGGTCAATAACTTCTATACGTGGTCCATTCAACATAACGGCGGCATCTGGGGGAGCAGCTACTGGTATAGAGGTGGAGAATTTTACCTTTCTTAGTGATTCTTCAGATAAATTACTGTTGGCTGTAGGGAGTGGAGACGACCAGGAGGTAACCTTAACAGGGGTTAATGCAACAGCCGCGCAAGTAGCGGCGTCAATCAATGCAGGAACTACTGGAATAACCGCATCAGCAGTAGCTGGCAAAGTCAGGCTTGTCGCAAATAATAGCGCTAATACACTTTACGTTAAGACTATAACCCATGACGCTTATTCTGTTTTAGGGTTGTCTGTTGGTAATTATGCTCCGACAGAGGGGACCGACAGCCTTGTGGTGTCTGTAGATGGTGGTAGTGATCAAACATTTACGCTTACCGCAGGGACTAGAACCGCGTCGCAAATAGCTTCAGAGCTTTCGACTTTAACGGGTGCAAACGTTACCGTTGCAAACAGTGGGTTGACCATTACATCCAATACTGTTGGAGATGATTCCAGCATACAAATTTTGTCAACTTCTACCGCAGATACAGTATTGGGCTTTGATAACGATGAGCACTCAGGAAGCGAAGATACTATTGCTGATACACTGAAGATAGAGGCTGCCAATGAGGGTGCATGGGGGAATGATCTTAGAATAGCTGTTTTTGATAATGATTTGAACCCTGCTGATCGCTTTGACATAAGGGTGAGTTATCTAAGACAGGGCGGACTAAACGAGTATTTTTCGAATTTAAGCATGGACTCGGAGTCTGATTTTTATGTTGTGAATTATATAAATCTGAGGTCTCGACTGATAAGGGCTGTGGACCTAAACTCGCCTAACAATGCAGCAGTAGCGAGGCCGTTGGGGGATGCTATTGGTACAGCGCTGACCGGAGGTGACGACGGTGAGGCTCTAACTACAGCAGATTATATTGGCGATGAGTTAGCGCAAACTGGTATTTATAGCCTTGATAAGACAGACTTGGCGATAGATGTGATTGTCCCAGGAACGACTTCCATTACCGTGCTACAGGCGTTGACAGCATATAACGAGGATCGTGGCTCTTGGGTTGCATATATGGACACGCCTGCGGGGTTAGATCCCACTGAGGTGAGAAAATGGCGAATGGGTGAAGACCCCTATAGTCATGAGGCGTTTAATAGCCATCGGTTAACTCTGTGGTTTGGGAGACCCCTAGTATATAACTCTCAATTTGATAGAAGGGAATATATCTCCAATTTGGGCCATTTGGCAGCATGTCTTTCCAAGGCCACCAAAAGGTATGACTACAGTGTGGCCCCCGTTGGTCCGAAGCGGGGCACTGTTGATTTTGTTGAAGGGCTCGATTTCAATATGGCACAATACCGTGGCTATCAGGATATGGCAGCAGACTATGGTATTAACTCATTGATAATTACTAAACAACAGGGGATAGAGGGAGCTGTTTTTTGGGAACAATATACTACCCAGAGGGCTGCGAGTGCACTTCGAGACTTGAACGTGGTAAGGTTCTGCACATATGTTATTAAGAGCCTGCTTCCTGCCCTTAGGATGTTTCTCTTTGATCCCAACCATCCAGTAACCTGGCGTGAGATTCATAGAACCCTTGAGCCTTCTTTCCAGCTTTGGAAGGCAAAATTCAATATTTATTGGTACTATCTGCAAACCGACCGTGATGCATATTTTGATGTTGATGGAACCCTGAAAAATGCCGTTCTGAATACGGGATTAGAGATAGACCAGGGGACATATCGTTGTAGAGTGTTAGTGCAACCTGTGAGGGCGATTCGTTATCTTGAGTTTGAAATGGGGATAATGCGTACCGGCGAATCGAGTGTAAATTATAGAGAACTCAAGACTCTCCCAGGCTGGGTAAAACTATAGGTTAAAAAAAACAAGGGGGTAGGTAATCCTGCCCCCATAAAAACAATTTATCAGGGCGGAGGACGATATGGCGCACCAGGGGATTGTGTACGAGTACTTAAAAGAATACAGATTCATAGTAGAGATTAATGGCTTTCCTGTTGCTTGTGTGGAGGAATTTGATCCAGGGGATCGGACCATTGAAGTTGTAGAGACTAATGGTGCTGGTCAGAACCATCCGTATAAAGAGGCGGGTGGCATGAAGTATGAAAACGCCAAGTTGCGTAATGTTGTGCCTACTGATGGACCAGGCAAACTATTCTGGGAGAATGCGATGAGCCGAGCCCAGAACCCTGCCTCAAATGCAGGACTTGCTCCACCAGATTATATGTTCAATTTTACCTTGATAGAAATTGATAACCAGCGTAATCCCATTAGAGCTACTGAGTTTTATCATGCATTGGTTCGTACATATAAAATGGGGAACCGAAATGCTCTAAGTTTTGACAAAAACGTTATAGAGGAAGTAGAAATCGCATATACCGACCGTGAGACGAGGAGTCTTTAATGCAGCGCGAAAAGAAGACAGTAACCCTTCCTGTGAGTAAAAAAGAAGTAGAAATACAGGAAGGGGATGGTTATACTGAACGCGCGTTATTGAAGAAAAATAAGCGCGTTTATGAAACCATACCCTTTTATATAGCTGCTTCCGTTTTATCTTTGGACGGAAAAGAAAAGGTTGAGGCTAAGGATATCCAAGAGCTTTTGGTGCCTGACATTGAGGCACTGCTTATTGAGATATATAAATTAAACCATGGCTCCGAGCTCTGGTTTGAGCACCAGTGTCAGGTTTGTGGCAAAACATCAGATGTTATGGTTGATCTCGAAGAGCTGGGATTTAGAGAGTTACCTGAAGGTATAGAAGGGCCTGACCCAACGCTTGATTTGACCTTGCCGAGGAGTAAGAAAAAAGCGGTAATAGGTTGCCTGAAGGGAAAGCAGGAGACGACCCTTTTGGATATGCAATTTGCGGGCCATCTTGATTTAAACCAGGCGGATTTTCAATGCCTTCGCTCATTGGATGGTGACCCCAACTTCTCCTACGAAGATGTTATAAAGCTACCCTTGGCAGATCATAAGGCCATACGTAGGACAAGGCGAAATTTGATAAGTGGATATGACGTTGACGTTGAGATAACTTGTCCTAAGTGCGATAGCAAAGACCAGGTAAATATTCTGATGCAACGCGATTTTTTATTCAGTGGGTAGTGGGCACCCGTTTAGCTGTTGCTCACGGTCAATGGGGATTAAAGGATTTCTCCTTATTATGCCCTTCGTTGTTAACTAAGCAGGAAGACCTGACCCAACAAATCTT